TTAAAGGTCTGGTACTATACCTTAAGACCTGCTCTGTTAGTCTGCAGCAATCACTCGGAGGTCATCTCGTTAGAGATTCGGCAGATATCGCAAAAGTGCGAATCTCCCGAACTTCTACCGGGATACCCCGATTAATTCCGGCTCTTCATAGAGCTCGAATTCGCGCAGGAGATGTTAGAATTATTCAATTCTACCTGAGCTTGTTTAATGCTTACCGGGTATTAGAATATCCGGGGCGATTAAAGCTAAACACTATCACTGATCCGTTTAAAGGTACCGGGGCTATACGACTAGAGATTTACATCCCTATGTTTGTAGACGCCCTAGGACGTTTAACACGTAAATCAGATGTGTCTTGGCTAGAATGGGTGGAAGATAAACTTCAAAACTTGAAGGTGTTTAACATCTTTAAGTCATCCAGTTCTACAAGTAGAGTCCATGACTCACAATTCAGTACACATCCCTTCGCGGTGATGGCGGGTGCAGCGGCCTTCGGGCCGTCATACTGGGGTGGGACAAAGAATAATCCCACTGTCTATCTCGATGAGAACGACGAACCAGTTGAACCAACTGTACATAAAGCTACTCCATTGGAGCGAGCAGTAGATTATCTCGTGGGTTACGTTAACCCGCGAATAATGCAAGCTTTCCTTTGGTTCAAGGATAATATCCCTGATCATGTTAACATTAACCCACGTCTCGACTATGTCGCTACCGGGAAGTTAGCACCCAAATTTGAGCCTGCAGGTAAAATAAGAATATTCGCTATGGTGGATTCATGGACCAATTGGTTTATGAAACCCATACACGACCTCCTATTTGACCAAATACTGCCTCGAATTCCACAAGATGGAACGTTTGACCAATTGGTCCCTGTTAAACGATTGCTTAAAGAGCAAAAGTTCACAGGTCTGTATAGTTTGGATTTAACCGCCGCTACAGATCGGCTTCCGGCTACTCTGCAAAGAGATTTACTAGAGAGAATGTTAAATTCTGATCTAGCAAATGCTTGGAAGGGCCTAATGACGGATCGCAGTTTTGCGATGACTGCAAAAG